ACCCTAGTTCGCTGTCAACTACTCCCGATCCTAATTTATAAGAAAAGAGTTTAGTACCAGTAAACGTAGAATTAGGATATAATGTTGCATCTGCATAACTATTTCCACTATTATCAAATAAATCAAATAATGGCTGTTGATTAACTTGTGTTTTTTCTTGTGTTAAGTTCCAAGATGTTCCGTTATAATAAAACATCTTTCCTTGGTACGTTTGACCATTTAGCGCCAACACTGTTTCGTTTTCAAAAGGAGCTGTGTCAGTTTCTTCTACAAGACTAATCTGTCTGCGACCTTTGTGCAGAATAAATTTAATTTTAAAAATCTTGCCTGCTTCTCGTATATCTTCTTCAGCAGTAAATAATACTCGCATACCGTCTACAAGATCAATTCCGTCAATATTATAACCTATTGATCCTTCAATTATTGAGAAAATATCTTTTGTAAATGTGTCTATTAGATCTACATTTTGTTTATTCTTAGTTCCAAAATCAAATAATTTTAAACCTGCATTAAATTCAATAATTGGTCTAGTTGCTCTTGCAGTTTGATCTGCACTTATAGTTTGCCCATTTGCTAGTGCTGATTTTTCAATAACATCTTTGTGGAACCATCTATTATATCTAGTCCACATATTCTTATCTAAACTACCACGGTTGATTACAATATAATCCTTTGCAGTAGGATAGCCGTTTGCATTAGCAAAGGGCAATCTATCAAACGCATTTACATCAAACGGTACTTCTTTATTATCTGTATAAGATCCTGGAATTTCTAAACTAGATTCTTTAATTAGTTTAATAGAAGACCCAACACCTTCAACATACCAGTCACCTTGATCGTATTCTGCAGGACTTACAAATCCTGCAAAGTTTATTTTCATACCATTTGAAAGTTCAATACCTTTTGAAGATTTATATGTTGTTTTTCCAATAATTTCTTTTTCAACATCAATAATTGTATTTTCTTCAATTTCTTTAATTTGTATTAGACCAGTGTTGTTGATGTCGTTTTCAGCAACGTAATATAATACTTCAGGAGTTGAATTACCAACAGTAAATGTTATTGTTCCTTTTTCGACTCCTTGAGCACTTACTCCGTCATTGTAATTAAAACTTGTTTCTAGTGTTCTCTTTGTTTTAATAGTAAGAGGTGTACCTGTAGCATTAATATCAAAAGTATATGTTTGTCCTTTATATAATATCAATGTAGGATTGTTTACTAATTCATCTGTACTAAAACTATATGTACTATTATCAACATTATTAATTAAAGATACTGCTATAGTACTTTCAATTCCTCGTTCTTGTCCTGCAATTCTAACAGTCTGCGGACCATAAGGTAACCAATAATATTCACGGAAGTTTGAAATTTTGTCCCAATCAATATTTGGGTTCCAAGCGTAATATTCTTGTGCATTTAATGTGTCTTGATTATCTGCGTTGCCACCAAAGCTCTTAATTTGATTTAGATAATCGTTGTAATCTTTATAAAAAGTCACATTATCTAAATTATCTTTAATTAAAGTAGCTGGTTCAAATTGGAAATTTTCTCGCTGTGTTGATACATCGCCAACATAATTATCACTAGCTTTATATGCTTTTGATATTTGTCTTCCGTAGTATCCGTTTAACTTTTCTGCTACACCCGGTTGCGTAAGTTGATCAAGTGTTGCTTGTAAAAACTTTTTATTTGTTTCTGTTCTAAAATATCTCGGAAGTAATGATTCGCTTTTGCGATTATTATCACCGTCTGCTGGCAAAGGATATTCATTCTGATCGTTTTCGTATGCCATTAGTAACTTAAACCTCCACTTGATGAGCTACTGCTCGATATTATACTAGAACTAGCACTAGCAACGCCTTGTACTGCTGTAGCGTCAGCATACAGTGCTCCTGATGCTTTTAAATTAGTTGCTGTAAGCGACGATACAACTTCAATATTTGCTACTGTTGCTGAACTAATAAACACTTCGTCGGCTTCACTTTTTACTTCAAACATACTACCAAACGATAATGTTTCTTGTGTTGGTACAATTACCATTGCTGCTAGATCTGGCGATACTTGTGTCATAACATATGCGCTTAGTTCTGTAAAGAAGAACGTATCACCAAACTCCCAATTTTCTATTGCAAAATATTGATTTATTGCTGCAATTACATTTGCTTTTAATTCGTTCTCATTTACTACTCTGTCAGGATTTTTAACTATTTTAAACATTGCTTTTAAGTCGTCAGTTGCTTCAGTACCAAACAGTACTTTGTACTTAACCGGATGGTAAATTACCTCGTCCGATATCGACTTAATTTTGTTAATTTCTTGTCCATAATTAACAAACAGTGAATCTGAACTAGGAGCTAACGGTCTAGTTGTAGTTGCCCCTTGCAAGTATTGTCTATACAGTGTATCATATTGCTTTGTAAGCATATAGACATCTATTATGTTCGAACTACTTGGATCAATTCTACTACTTTCGTCAGCAGCGTGTTCGTATTGGAAAATAATTTTATCTCTTCCCTGATATGCTCTATAAACAATTGTTAATTCTAATTTTTCTGTAGCTGTGTTGTAGACTTTAAAAATATTTTTATCTATTTGATAAAACACTGAATTGTCTGGATAACTGCCTACTCCGTTATCAGTAACTTCTGCTTCGTTTGCAACAACTTGAATATTTTCTGTTAATTGATCAACATAACGAAAATCGTCTACATTATCTGTAGTTGTATATTGTTTTAAAAATATATATTTTTTAGTTGAATTTTCTGTTATAAATTTATCAAAAATTTCTGGGTCGTCAACTACGCCGTCGTCATCAGAATCAAAGAATCCAACTTCAATCTTTTTACTATCTACGTAGCCTTCTTTATCTCTGTATTCTGCAACCACTTCCCAATTAAACGGAACGGTGAATGGAGAAAGTCCGTAACCACTAGCATCTGGTGTTGTATTAATACTCATCAATGATATTTTATCTTTTACAATTTGATTAGTTAAAGGATCATATACCTTGTCTGAACTATCATAATAGAATCTAATTTCTTTATCACTTTCAAATACATAACGCTGGCCTCTATATGTAATAGTATATGTTTCGCCGTCAGTTTCAAATAATAAAACCCAACTTGCATCTAAATTTTGACTAGACAAGTCACCAGTTTTACCAGTACTAAACGGAGAACGTATATCAAGATCACTTGCTAATATTACACGCCAAGTATTTGTTTGGAAGTCATATCTAAGACCAAATGTTTTGTAAGTAAACACTTGATCAATAATCTGTGTTTGTATTTGAGTTTCAATTTCTGTAGTAAACAACGGTTTAATTTCAGTTAACAACGGTGCAGTAGATAAATCGCCATTGATTGGTCCTGGAATAATGTCGTTTAATATAATTGGTCCTTGTCCGTCTGTGGTATTAGTAATACCTGGTCCAGATACACTTACAACTTTAGTCCACTTATAAGTAGTTGCACCTGGGTGAGATGCTGCACCTGCCATTATAGTACCATCAGGCATAAAATGATATCCTGTAGGTGCTTCAAATTTAAGCATTGCTCCGGGCTCTAAGTATTGCAGAGTTGACGCAGTAAATGACCCTGTACTAAGTTTACTTTGATCAGTATCTGTAAAATAACCAGTAGTTATGTTTGTAGCTTTTGTAACTTGGTTCCATCTTGCACCAAGGTCGCCTACTAATATCTTTGCAAATTGAGAATAATAAAAGTTTTTAACTTTATAATTTTTTAATATCTTTTCAATTTGAGTTTTGATAACACCTTCGATATCAGTCTTAGTCGAAAATGTAAATTGTTCTTTACTAGTAAGTGTTTGATTATAAATTATACCATCTTTACCATAAAGGTTAGTTTGTGAATATTTTCCTGTAGCATCTAGTAAATCATAATATCTGCTAATACCACTTGATGTTCTGTTTACACTTTTTACTTTAATAATTTCTTGACTTATAGCCAACGGAGCAACTTGATAATCTTCGCCGGTTATCATTCTGTTTTGTGTATAGTACGTTGCAGGAGCATTAGCCTTTATTTCATCGTTTGATTCTGAATTTGTTGCATTATCAATATTATATTTTAATTCTAAACCAATTGTAAGTTTTTCACTAGATCCAGTTTTACTTTGATAAGGTATTGAAATAGTAATATTAATCATTTCTTGTGGAGTAATTACAAATCTTCTATTATCACTAACTCTGTAGTATACTTTAAAATTGCCTTTTGGCAATTCTCCAAAAGTACCATCCGCAAAGATTAAACTAATCCTGTCGTCGACTCTTGTTAGTACCGAATAAATGTTTCTTATATTTTTACTTAAACTATTGTAAACAATATTATTGCCTTCAACAGCGTCAACCTTTGTCCATAGTTCTGATTCATTTCCAATACTATCAAGTTTATACAACCAAGTATCGGAATTATTAACATTAACAGCGTCAATTGCAACTACTTGATTAGATGAAGGTTTTGAAATATTAAAGTCACCTTGATCTAAACGACCCTGGCGGAAATGTGCAAAAAATCCAGTGTTTGAGCTACCAGCACCTTGACCGTCGTCTCTATAAAGAAACGCAAAATTACTACCTGGTAACGGAGCTTCTTCAGCAATAGTTCCGTCGGTAATGTTAGTACTTACAATTTCAAATTGTGTTGATTTACCATCAACGCTTTTAGTAAAACCAAAAATCGGAACATCGGTATTAATTCCGTTTACTCTGTATTGTTG